ATTGATCTCTTGACTAAGATTGCATCGTGCGCATTTGTAATCGTAGGTTGGCAAGTTAAGCACTTCCTTATCATGTATGACCCACATCCAGAGCATCGGTCTATGTCTGCCTCTGTGGGTTGGTTATCGATGTGACCGTATTTTAATATGAGTAGTGGCAAGAGATCCTCTAGACGGATGATGGCGGCATACTCTCGCGCATCTTCACCTTGTCCGTTGAGTCTAATAACTCCGAAGCCCAATTCCCCCGAAATGGCTGTCCGAGCTTTTAATTGCTTAATGTATGCAAGAGGTTGAAATCCAGCGCGGGCTTTGACTTCAACATCGAACGGTACATTGAGAATATCCTTGCCACTACCCCTTCCCACACATGCGCCTTGCCAAACAGTCGATAGGTACTGTGCGACTACGCGCTCTGTGCGGAAACCTCTGTGTTTCCTTGCTTGACTAGCCATTCACAGCTTTACACTTAGAGCATTGCCATGTGACAACGCCGTTGACTGAATCGGATGATATGTCCTCTAGATCTCTAATTGCAACTGGCTCATTACACAGTTGACATGGCACAAAGGCAGACATTAAATCGACCCATTCACCATTGATCTTAATTCCAATGTTTCCCATTACACTCTCACTTCCTGTGGATGCCATTTACCATCGCTACCCATGCGATACCAGACAGGCGGACAGTCAGACTTAACTCCACCTGCATTCATTTGATTGCATTGAAAGCCGCCCCATGCACGACCATTCTTCTCACCTTCACGCCATCGCATAGCACCATGCTTACAACTTGGTGATTCCTGTGCTTCTGCTGTGCCTATGATCGCAGCTACATTTTGCATAGCCTTCTCAAGTGTGACCGGTGCATCGACTACCTTGTTATATTGATTAACAGGGGTAGTCCAATAATCTTGCTCTGCTGGCTCTGCATCTGCCTTGCGAAGAGCAGCTTCTAGATCTTGAACAGATGGCTTTATCACACTTTGTTGAACCATTTTATGAGCTACCTTGCTCATTTCTTCTCGGCTTGGTCTCTTTCCTTTAGGCGCATAACCTGCATTTGCAAGTGCTCTGCCGATTGCCGAAGTCTCGCAATTCTCCAATGCACTAGTCTGATTAACACCTCGGCTAGTAACTGTTTCCTCAGCGTACCCTGTTGCCCACGCGACAACATCTGCTGAATCTTTGTACAGATAAGCTTTAACAATGTATCTAGTTGCCTCGACAACTTCCAACTCAGTTGATATGCGAAACGCTGGATAGTCCTTAATAAACTTTTCAAGTCTTACCTCCACTGGCTCGTAATCGGCTAGATTAAACATAAAGATCGTTCTCCTCTGTTGCGAGCTGGCCACCAAGGCTGGCGTATGAAGCCATATCTACCCAGTTGTCGAGGTGCTGCGCTGATTGATTAGTCCTTGCAAGTTTAACCAAGACCATGATCCCTGCCACTTGATAGTCGTGAATCGGTGTTTGTAGATATGCTGAGAGCAGCATTGCTGTTGCTTGCAGGTTATCCGCAGGGTGACCGTATGATAACCCACGGTCACGGATCGTGTCGGTGGCTGTGAGTAAGATTTCACTGGCTTTCATTCCTGCCCCTTGATGCTACGCCCACGATGGTAACCATCTCGCACGCCCTTTTTGTAAGCTGTTTTCTGCACATCGATGATGACTATAAGAAAGCCTATAATCATTCCGATAATGCAGATGAGTAGCAGTTTGTCTGTGTTTGACATTTTGTACCTATCTGTGCCAATGCCCTTGATTGGCTACAAACTTAGTGTGACAGAAGTGTCAGACGAATCAAGTACATTTGTGTAACGAAACGATAACGATTATCGAGGTCTGCCGTAGACCTTGCCGTTAACGATAAACGTGCCATTCTTCTCAATATAAATAAGATCGACTTGGACATTCTTGCCCTTGACATAAATGATAGAAAATGCTTGCTGCCAATTCATTACCCCGTGCGTATAGCTAGCACGCTGGGTTTCCATGATGTGTCCGCTTTCTACACCATGCAACACGCGCCCTATACGGCCCGCAGAAGCCTCTGAGAACGATGATCTGCCCGCTCTGTGCGTGTGACCCGAGATTGTAGATTTACCACGCCTACGCGCCCCTTCCAAGGCCGATAAGCCCCCTTGTGGCTTTATCGGTGTGTGGTCTCCATGGACTGCAATCCAATTAGGGGCAATAGGCATTTCGTCACGCCAAAACTTAATACCTAATTCATCGAGCTTAAGAAACTTCTCAAACCGCAGCTCGGGTAATGCTCCCAATGCTGGAATTTTAGTGCTGATTTGGTTGTAGAGTCTATCTGTGTGGTTGCTGCGGATCATGTCCGTTACACCCAATTCCCAGAGAATGTCAACTGTCATGTCTCGGTTATCGCCTAGAGTTTGAGCGAACCAATCGGCTTTGCCCTCACTCCAACGCCCAAGCTCTGTCATATCCATTTCATCGCCCAAGGTCACAGTCTGGTCAGCCTTAAATGCTCTAGCAAAACGGATTAAATTAGCGGTGACGTGCGCATCATGCAGGGGAATCTGCATGTCTGGAATTACCAGTATTTTCTTAATCGTCATCCTCATCTTCATAATTGCCGAACTTCTCTGGCTCGACAGGATCAGGCAAGATCCAATGTGGGTAGGCTTGAGGCTCTGTAATCATGAACATCGCTACATCTTCTGCGAAACCTGCACGCTTTAGAGAACAGAAGTATTCATAAAGCCCAATGCAATAAGCATCTAGCTTTGAGTAGCCTTGTTCCTCAAGTGCCTTAGTTGCTTTTCTTGCCATGAGAAAATTATCGCTCTAGAAGGATGTTATAGATCTCATCGACACGCGAATGCAGTCGCTTAATCTCTGTTAGTAAATGGGTAATGACAAAGCCTGACAAGCCACCCAGCGTTACTAGCGTAGCGATGTAGAGCTGAAAGAAATCTGTCTGTGTCACTTTTTAGGGCTCGCATATCCGAATACACCTGATAGCACAGCCCATAGAATTGCGCGGTAATCTGCCTCAAAGTTTGATGATGCCCATGCTGCTAAAAATGCTCCAGCTGCTAGATATACAGGGTTCTTCATGTTCTTCATTATTCTCCACCTAACATAGATACTTGAAAAAAAGCACCATCATTGTCAGCTTCTTTCTTAAAGCTAACATGCATGTGCTTAACGTGTTTGTTAGCCCCTGTGTACTTGCGCCACTTCCAGTTAAGGATGCTGGAGCAAATTCGTCCATCGAAAATGATGTAACTAATACGCTTGTCCGCTTTTGACTTTGATAAGGCACGAAGCTGATCTGCAAGATCGCCCATGATGTCGGGCTTGCTTGACTTGAACAGGTCACGGTCGAGATCAATGGCACGAACCCAGCCTTGCTCATCTGGATTATGATCAGACTTGCGAGCAGCGTGTCTGGTATCACCAATCCAGCCATCCGATAGCCTGTCACGATCTGGGAATGAGTCATCGACCTGTTCCCTTAATTGTATCGCAGCTTTACTTAGCTTCGGCTTCATTAGCCTTTAGCTCGTCATAAATAGCTTTAGGCATTGAAGTAAATTCTCCGTTGCCTCGGTCAATGATTGCGTGTTCTACTTCATCTATTGTTACAAAAGTTACATTATCCATTTTTATAGTTCTCCATTAAAGCCTAGATAACCGGTGTTTGCAGTACTGGTTGTTAAAAACGCTGTTCGGTATTGAGTCAAACCCGAAGCAACAGTTGCAATAATAGTTGCATTAGTTCTCGTCATAGTGTCTATTGCCACGGCTGTCGTTGCAACGGTATAATTTACTAAATCACTTACAAATAAAGATGCGTAATCTATTGAAGTTGGTTCCACTCTCATCTGCACAGGAAAAGGAATTACTACTTTACTTTGAGTGGTACTGGTAGACATACCTAAAGCCAAAGGCGCATAATTATAGGTTGATAAAGTAGTTCGCCAGTAATATCTCTGGCACATAGCCAATTCAGATTGTGGATCTCCGCCGCCTGCTAATTGAAAGGGAGTTGCTTTTGACCCGTACTCGACCTGCACTCCCCATAAATCCAATGTCCAAGCATCTGCGGATGTGCTTGTTCCTTGACCGATCCATACGCCTAAACAGTCATCGCCAGCAGTTCCTAATGTCTTACCCGAAATGCTAGGTACTGCAAAAGTAAAGCTGTAACGAGTCCAGTTAGCAGTCAAAACAAAAGTTTGTTGTGTAAGTAGATTCTGTGCGCTTGGGCTTCCACCTGTGCCAAAAAATTGTTGCAAAGTAATAGCTAAATTTCCTGCTGTTGTTGGGTTTGTTCCTTTTGCCCAAAATGAGATTGTTGCAGTTTGACCAGCAAAAGTTCTAACAGATTCAATCTTCTGTTCTAATCTACAAAAATCATTGCCCACAGTTGTTGCTAATCGTGCAAAATTCTTGGCTTCGTACCCTGCAACAGGAGCAGCACCCAATGTAAAAGTCTGTGGAGTGTATGTAGCAGTTCCACCTGATGTTGATAAGTTCCAGCGATCAAAACCATAACCGCCTGATGCAGTAGTAAAAGATCTTTGGTTAATAGCAAAGTCACCATTGATAATCTTGTTCTTACCAGCTTGACCATAGCCGACATTCCAGACAGATGTGTCAATGGCATCGCCTAATGCGCGGATATCCTGTGCGCCATTTTTTACTAGGCTGCTGTTATCTGGTTCAGCCCACTGATAGTTCGGTGAAAGTGCCATTAGGTTAGTGCTCCGATCGCGTTAGTCCAGTCAAGTGTACCATTTACGCCTGTCCAGATTAGAGAGGCTGGCAATACTGTTTCCCATTGAGTCGTGGATAATGAGAAGTCTGTAGCTGAAACAAAAAGGGTAAGGTCGACAGATGATGGAGTAGCCCTTACAGCAATGTTCTCCACAAAGCCATCGAACTGCCCGCCGAGTAGATTGCTAGGCAGGTTAGTGATTAACACAGGCTGACCAAAAAAGATGTTGATTAATCGATCAAGGTCTGCGCTAGGCAGGTCTGGATTATCTAGGCGAAAAGTAATGGCTTCAAGTGAGCCTCTAGGATTCTTTCGCAGATTAAGTTCTCTAGAGCCGATGTTAGTAATGTCAGTCAGAGTCTTGATGTTTGACTCAAAGGATCGCTCGTAAAGCCCGTACGTGGCAATAGAATCGGTGTCAGAGGTACTGTAGGTCGAGGCGTACCCTGTGCCGTATTTATAGATCAGGCTGTTGCGGATGCGGTTTGTTGTCGTAATTGAGCGAATAGTGCTAGGGCTTGAATAAGAGCCGTTGATGTTAGTAAAGCCATTAGCTGCAAGATATGTGCTGCGATGGTCTGCATCATCATAAGAAACTAAGCCATTCTTTTCTTCATGCATTTGACCAAGCGCGCTGTTAGCAATCTGATCTGTCAAGGTATTAGATCGAGCTGTAGCCGATGCTGCAAGGTTAATCATGGTGTAGAAGCCTGGGTCAATAGTGCCGATGTAGGATTCTGCATCTTCCCATGTGACAGTTGCTGGGTATGTGTCCCATGTGAGGGTAGGCGTGACCTCAGCCCATGTCAAGTTGAGAACATTGTCAACGATGGCTGCAATCTGTGCGCCATCTAAAGCTTCTGCAAGGGCTGTGTTATAGACAGACTTTGTAAGTTTGGCAAGAAAGCCAACGCCTAAGATCCTGCCATAAGTGACAAAGCCTGATTCCTCAGGGCTACGGACTCCGATTGTAAAGTCTGAAACTTCACCGCCGTACATAGTGACATAGTTTCCAGCACTATCTTTGAGCTCTAAGGTCAAGGCATCTGTGACATCGATGGTGAAGGGTGAGCCATCTGTGTTGA